CTCATCCAGGGCTGGGACTATCTAAGGATACACTCTTAGCAGCGTCATACTTTATCGCGTATGAATACGAATTATGAGGGGAAGGAATTTAACCTCCTCTCTAGACTATGGGCCTAGCGATCTCAGTATGATCCTCTCATAAAATTGACCAATTCCTGACCTACTGCGCACTACTTTATCAGGTATAGCCGCTTGCAGTCAGGCAATTGGAAATGGTTTTACGGCTCAGGTCGCTATATCGTGCAATGTGTTCCCAACCGAATAATCGCCTCGAAAGACTCGATTTCTATCAACTGCATTAACCCATCACTGAATCGTGCGTTTTATGTTGACTACCTTGCACAAACGTCTTAGTTGACGAATACCCCTCAATGACCGCAAAATTAGTTTATCTGTCAGACCTTAACGCCTATGCCCCTCGCGCATAGACAGCATCTTCGCTGGTTCACGGAAGGGCCACTTTGTAGCGATTTGCATCACCTCAGACGGATTCCCAGCATAGGTCTTCACAGCTGTGTGTAGATATTCTCGACAGATAAAAAAGGTGGCTAGAGTGTTTGTGGAATCTCAGGAATTGCATCCTGTTATACTAGTAACTTGCCAGATTCCCTCTAGCCATTGAAAATTTGTCCATAGAGTATGCACTCTCAATGCGTTATGCAGGACTGGCACTAGCTATATGAATCCTTATAGCTGGAGAAGGAAGCCCATAACCTTCGTATGGCTTTTTGGTATCTACAATGTATGGATATTGACCCACACGGAATCTCAAGTATTTGCTCCACTGCGTATGTGAAAACTCACCGATTTCCATTGCAAAAATTAATATTCCTTTAATGGTAGGCGTTGTCGCATTCAAATCTCTACCCACCACAATCGCTTCAAGATTCTCGTTCGCTTACCGCACGGGGCATGAAGCCCCTTGTCCCATTAAGGGAATAAAATTTTTAAAATTTTTATTTATTAAAGAACAGTATTTTATCTCTAATCGTTGACTAGAGAGGATCTTTTGAGTCTGAGTAACTCCTACTCAATCGATCTATTTAGATAATAACTTATGTTTTCGCTTATGTCAACTTTTATCTTAGATTTAATTCATTCTCTACTTTTCGGAATCTATCATCAGAATGCCAGATTTCATTTACTTGTGGAGTATAAACTCCATCAAGGGTTTGAATCGGGACGTTCTTTTGCAGCTTTAAAGTAGAAGGTTGATAAATTTTCCAGTTCTTCACGTTCTCGTTTGAGTTCCATACGCAGGAGGTCTGCGCGATCAGCAGAAGAGCTGCCCCCATCATTACGCAGCTTTTCAATTTCGTCAAGTATTTCTTTTTGTCTGTTTTTTGATTTGATTCTGATTTCATAATAAAATGATTTGTTTTTTAAGTTTAAAAAAAGTTCCAATGATTTAATTAAAGAAGCTAAAATTCCCATATTAAATTATATAAAACTTTTCCACTCTTTTCTAATTTTGGACACCTGAAGAAAAAGATTAGGAATTACTGGAGCTTTTACTATTTCATTTTTAATATTAAAAAATGGAGAATGATCGGACTTCTTTTGATTGCAGTCAAGACAAGCCAAAGTCCTATTTTCGTGTTCATCAGTTCCGCCCTTACTTTTTGGTTTGATGTGATCAATAGTAAGATCTGCGATTTTAAATTTCTTTAAACAATACTGGCAAATAGAATCATGAATTCTGCTTAGTTCCGCCAAAGATAGTTTTTTCTTTTTGGGTTTTTTAAAAAATTTACTGGTTACAATAATAATTGTTGGAATTGGCCAAGAGCGTTTTGCGCTACGAAGAACGGGCTGATCTTCATGGAACTCCGCATAATCATTCCACTTCTCTATAGAATCAAACAAATTATTGTTTTTATCTAAAGCGGTGACATTTTGACTTAATAGATGCGCGAAAGCAGCCTTTGCTGTGATGGCAGTGATAGGTTGCCAAGCGTTATTAAGTAAGAGTGTGGTTCTAGTATTGCAATCTACGATGTTCATTAATCAATAACTTGCCCCAAAAACATTGGGAAGATTTTAGATAAAGCTATAGCGCATTGTTTTGCAACTTCAATATGCTCTTTCTGAGTCCCATTGCCAGTGCGAACTTCAAGATAATGAATCCAACTACGAATAGTTCCGTTCATATATAAACGACTCATCATATTTCCTTCTGGAAGAACTGATCGAGCTACTTCTTTTGCTATCCCATTTTCAATAGCCCAATCATAAGTTTCTTTTGCTTTTTCAATTAATTGTTTTTGTCTAACTTCCCAACGATAAGAAAGAACTTCATTATTTGTTTCTACTGAATTTTGACGATTCTTTGTATCTTGAAGACGGGCTTCGCGGACTACCATTGGCAATACAGAAGTAGGATCTGCATAACGCTGAGAAAATTCTTGAAAAGCAAATGATCTGTGGCGAAGAATTTGGCGAGCAATATCTCTTGTCGTTTCGATTTCAAGAACAGCGTTACACATTTCAAATGGTGAAAAATGTTTGTGTTTAAGAAGATAATTAATCAACTTATCTGCCGTATCCATATTCATTTGATTAGAAGGATTAGACACTCTTCCGCAAAATGTGATTAGATCGGAAATGGTTTCCACTCCTGTTCCAGCAAAATAATCTTTATCAGGAATTGTATAGCCGACTAGTTTTACTTTATTACTCATTAGTTTTTAAATTGTATTGATTTTCATAAAAAGAACAAGACAAATCTCCATTATTATAATATTTTTTATCAGACTTTGGGTAATTCGAAATAATTTCATAGTTCAATGAAGCTTTCATTTGTTTCTTTTGCTTCTTTGAGCCAACAAAAAAGAAATATCTGTGCTTTGGCATAGGTTTTATCTTTTGTATATTATTTTCTTTGGCCCAAATAGCTGGCTTAGTAATGCCTAGCTTATCTCTAAGGGTCATTGGGTGGGTTGCCACTCCATCAATCAAATAAAGACTGTCATGAGATACTGTTGCGCCTGTATATAGCCAATTTGTTGCTTGATAAACTATACCACTATGTCCATGAGCCGAATCTGCATAGCTTATAATCGCACAGAACCGCTCTTTAAGCATTTTAGTAGATTGACTAATCAAAAATGATGCGGCGTTTTTTACATCATTATCTACGACTAATCTAGTCAATTCATAAAGTCTAAAATTCCTATCTTTAAATGCGTGTTTTTGGATAGGTGCTGACGGTTGACCAAAGCAACATACTCCAATAAGTTTGTTATCATTAAAAAGACCGAAGCCTTCCCAGAAAATACCAAGCCTCTTGGAGTAATGTTTATTTGATATGATTAAATCAGCTATTGATTTATCAATCCTTTTTACTGTCACAATTCTTTTACGAAAAAACCATTAATCATTTTGCCTTTACGATCCTTAATGACATCGTATGCACTGGCAAGACATTCAACGAAATCGACATCGACTTTGTGGCAAAGCATCATGAGAGTAACTCCCATGTCACCAATACCGTCAATTACTTCTTCCATTGCTTTTTCTTTTGCTTTTTCTGTTTTTGCGTCTGCAAAAGCAACAAGAGCGTTCATTGTTTCATCCAACTCTTCTTGAGTTTTATGCAGCTGTTTAATTGGAGTAGAAAATTCAAAAATATTCCTATCCTTACCCCACTGCACAATCTTTTCTTTTAGTTCTTTGTATTCCATAAATTATCCGATATTAATTTCAGTAGGCGCGATAGATTCAAGTTCGCCGCAAATAGATTGAATCTCCTTCTGGTCCATTTCTTTAGCGATGGAACGCAATTTACTTACTTCGGAACAGAAGAATTTAAATTTGTCATCTTGCTCTAGAGTTTTTTTGTTTTGATTGTCATAAATGCCGAAATCAAAGACTTCAAAACGAGTAGGATCAATGCAGCGTTCAATTGGATCATAGTTGCTGTTTCCAACAACATAATCGAAAATGTCACCTACAGAGATCTTAATTTTAAACGAATTCATTATTATTTAGTTAATTATTTTTTTATTTATTGCGTTCAACGCAAAAACAGATTACCAATAAATAGATCACCAGTCAAGATCTTTTTGAAGATTTTAAACGCACGAAGCAATTAATGAGGCTTCATCATCTCTTCTTACCAAAAGACCATCAAGACCCTTGCCAATCCACAGCCTTTTCATCTTGCGGACTTCGTTGGCGATGGCTTCGTAATTTTTTGAATCAATTAAATTTCTGATATTAAGCATTTCAATCCTACTCGGACCAGAAACCGATGCGCCTCTATTAAAAACAAGACTGACTAACGCCCCAAAAGCATCTGGGTGGAGTTTGTCGGAATTAGGAAAAGCTTTTTTTGTTTCGTTTATAAAGCGCGGCAATGTATTCTTTTTAAAAACAATTTCTGCGGCATCCCAAGATACTTCAATATCTTTTACGCTTGAAATAGCGGCTTTCGCATTGGAAGATTTCTTTCCAAGGTGTTGAAGCAATCGAATATAAGATTGGGTATCCAAAATTCCCTTCCAATCTTCTGAGAATTGATATGATGTGTTATAGCCTAAATCGTAGCCTATGCCGATTGTTACGCCGCTTTCTCCTCCAGGATAACAAGGATGTTTTAAGCATTTATTATAATAACTTGCGCCGCCGCCAACTTCATATTTAAGAATAAGCGCAAATGATTTCGCAGATAAAGGGTTGGATTCATTATTTGAATTAACGACAGGAATTTCGGCAGGTTGCTCGCCAGTTATTTTAATAAGTATTTGTTTCCATGTGTTTGGGCCATCGATTCCATCAGCATTTAAATTCAAAGCTTTTTGGACTTTGGTTATTAATTCTTTTTTATTTGCAAATTCCATATTTTTATTAGTTAAAATCTTCTGATTGAACCTCATCCTCGTATACAGGCAACAACGCTTGCATTTCTTCTGTAGTCAATTCTTGAACATCTGGGAATAATCCCTGATTAAAAACATCAAGTAATTTTAACGACCAAAGGGCTGTATAAGCTTTTCTTCCATCAGTAAGATCTGTAAGAGAAGCTGTTTCTGGAAATCTTAAAGCTCTAAGGGTTGTATGTTCACTATCATCCCAACCACAAGCAATCGTTTTGACTGTTAATAATCCATCAGTTGCATCTTCTCCAAATTGTTCATTGAGAAGTGGGAGCTGTTCTATTAGTGCTTCTGGAAAAGCAAATGTTTTAAATTCTGTTGAGAAGTTCATATGTTTATATTAGTTTATTTATTATATATTTCAATATGGTAAATTTAACCCTGTACCTATAGTTTGTCTGAATAGTTGTTTAAATAAGTTTGAGATATTTAATCCTAAAGCCCTTTGGAATACTACGGCGAATGCTCCTGTATCAGCTCTAGTTGCTATTGTGTTATATGTATTGAATAAGAAACTATTTGTGCCTGTTGCAAGATATGGTAATACACCTGTACCTTCTTGGGTATTACCCGTGGAGTTATTTTGCTGAACAAAATAGTTTCCATTAACTGGGTCATATATATTATTAGTTTGACCAAAATAATAATTATAACCTGACGGTGTTGGACCTGGTGTTATTCTTGCATATTTTTGAGCAAAAGATGGGGTAAGAGCGCTACTTCTTATAAGTGTTTGTCCATTGGGTTGAAATATTGACAAAGCTAACTTGGCTGTAGCATCATTCGTCGTACCACTATTATCTAATGTAACTAATAAAGTAAATGGAAGTATATTTGTTGATCTAAAAACTCCACATAGAGAAGCTTGTGTCCATCCTGTTGTTCTTACAGGAATATCTATTCTTTTATAGTTTACTACTTGATCAAAGAATATACCAGACCCATCGCTATTCCATACAGGGCTATTTGTCATAGTACCATTATAAGTGCCTAATCCACCTAGACTATAAACAGTAGATCCAGTACCAGCATTATGAATACTTCTCATTGGCCAACAAACCATAGAATTCCATAATCCTAGTTTCTTTGTTCCAATTACAAATTTATTAATTTGTTTTAAGTTTTCGGGTAATATAGTTCTACCGCTACCAGCTTTTACTCTAGCGGCAAATGCTATAGTGTCTTTATCTAATCCAAATGTTCTTGTTCTTGGCATATTATGGTAATCCTAATGTTTTTCCGACTGTTTCTTTGTATAATCTATATAGACTAGACTGAGCTGAATCTGTAATAGATCTTTTGAGCATAAATGCTATATGTATATTACCGTTAAATGGACCAGAGTAATTTCCTCCAGCAGTATAATTTGCCCCTATAGTTGGTATAGTTGCAGCATTTGAGATTCTATAATCGCCATTTAATGTACTAACTTTAGTGGTATTGGCATAATGAACTGAAGAGCTGGAATTTGCAGTTATTGTACTGGTGAAATTATCAGTAGATACTATTGCATTACTAGTTACCGCTCCTGGCGAAAACGTATTAACATCCCATGAAGCATTTCTCAGCAAAGTTGAACCATTTGATGCTACGGCTATTACCCCACCTCTACCATTACCAACCCCTAAAATGCTCAAATTTGGAGCAGTTGTATTTGTTAATTTAGCAGATGCAAAAATTGTAAATATATCCCCAAATGTAAAAGTTACAGGTATAACTATTCTTTTTGCTAAAGAATTTAAAAATCCCATACCTGATGTGCTCCATGTGGGTGAATTAACTAGAGTCCCATTTGGAGTATTATCATTCAGCCCAACTAAAGATACTCCAGCAGCTACATTATGTTGGCTCATTAATAACCAAATATATGAATCAGTCCATAACCCTAAACCCTTCAACCCTATAATGAAATTATCAATATCTACAGCATCAGCATTAGTTATCTTATCTAGACCATTTAATTGTCTATAAGTATTAACTCTATTGAGATAACGTTTAGTATCTATGTCGAAAGTATATTTACGTGTGATTGGCATATTAAGGTAATCCTAATCCTTTCCCGATTGTTGTTTTGTATAGTAAATGTAAATTTGAAATTTGCTCATTGGTAAAAATTACTGTAGATACTAGAGAAATTGGAGAAGTATTACCTCCACCTGTTATTGCTCCATTACCTCTACCCGCAATAAAAGCAGCATTCACTGTTATTTGCGAATCTGGATTGATTACTCCTAGATTAATTTCATTTGATATTACTGTACCATTTCTAAAATTAGCTTGTGAATTTGTTCTTAATACACCAGCTACAGAAGAGAACCCCGCTAAATATGCTCCCCCTCTTGTAGCTTGAAAATACCTAACGCTATTTCGTGTGACGACAGGAACAACACCTAAACCACTTGCTTGGTTTACTGCAATAGAGGGGTAGGTAGGATTACCGTCATTACTATCTGCAACTTGAAAAATATAATAGTTATCATCATTATTATTAGAGACGACACCGAAAATACTAGTTCCGTAATTTATTACTCTTCTAATATCAGTTGAAATGTTTATCCTGCTAGTTAGAGATACACCACCAGATTGTACACCGTTTGATCCCCATGTTACTGTATTAACTAATGTGCCGTTATAATTTCCCAATCCTCCTAAACTTAATGCAATAGTTCCTGTTCCTAAATTTTGCTGAGATCTTAATAACCAGCAGACAGTATTACTCCATAAGCCTAATTGCTTTAATCCTTTAATAAAATTATCAATATCTGCCACATCAGACAAATTTAATTCTCTACCATAAGCATATAATCTTCTTAGATATTGTCTTGTCTCAGTTTGGAGACCATATGATTTAGAATTTACCATTAATAAAATTTTTCTATTAGTCCGTTAGTTGAATTTATAGGATTGTTGATCGGAGACATATGATTTGTTCCATGCCAATCATATCTTATGCCAGATGGCTCGTTTAACTGCCAATAGCTAACGCATCCGACTAAAATATCTGGTCTGTAAGCAAGTATTTCTAAGTAAGAAGTTCCTCTTGCTGTGTTGTATAAAAAAGACCTTTGTTCAGTAGTTAATAATCGACTCCATCTGCCAACTCCATCAAAAATAGCGTCTGCTGGTCTTCCACCATCAGACCAGTCACCAATTACAAAAGCTGAGTTAGAAGAGGCTTGTGTCGCTTGAGTTGCTGTAACAGGTGTATCCAGATTTCGAGATAAAAATATATTACTGGTTGAACTGTCTCTACCAAAATTATAAAATTGCCAACTATTAATCGTGAAAGTTTTATTGGGTGTGCTAAGGTATGATGCACCTGTTGCGGCATTAAATGCGCAAGTAGAAAATGAGCTTCTTAAAGAAAAATCAAGTTGTGTAAAACCGTTTCTAGCTTTACTTATAGTCTCGCTTAGGCTAAGAGATGCTTTAGGATATATCCACGCTACCATCTCCCAAGATGGAGTAACTAATAAGCTAGAATTGCTGGCAACAGAAATTCTCTGTGTTAGATTTATATTCAAACTAGATTTATCTCTATTGCCAAAAAATAATCCCAAACCTTTTCTTTTTACAATATAATCATTCACTCTAGCAATGCCAGCACCATCAGGCAATACACCCCTAGTCTCTTCCATTCTCTTAAGGAAGACTTTTGTTTCTTTTTCTAAATTGTAATATCTTTTTGCCATATTATGGTAAGCCTAAGCCGTTTCCGAGGGTTGATTTATAGAGATTATTAACCGTAGTAATGAGGGTTGTATTAGCGTCGAATCTTCCTAGTAATGATATTGCTATTGTTCCGTTGAAATGTATTATAGCTGATTGTGATGTTGCTGCTGGTACAACAAATCCTGCTGCTGTTGTAGTTGCTGTATCTGTTAATGAAGCATTTAAACTTACTCTAACTAAATTACCAACTTTACTACCTATTACAGAATTAAAAGTATCAATAGAAATAACTTTAGAAAGTGATACAGAAATACCAGATGGCTTATTTGGTAATTGAAAGTTAAGCTGATTATTAAAACCTAAAGTTAAAAACGGATTTCTTTCCGTAGTATTTACTCCATTCTGAATATCGAAAATACGATTAAAGTTAGAAGTTGAATTTATTGATGCTGCTCCATAAGCAAAACTATTAATGTCTGATGTTCCTAATACAGTTTGTAAATTAATTCTTTGTGTATTTGTACCAACTCCTGGATTAGAAAATGTAAATCCATTTATACCCCACGTTGGGCTATTTACAGCTGTACCGTTAAAAACGCCCAATCCCCCTAAACTAAAAACAGTAGCGCCTGTACCAGCATTTTGATAGTTTCTTAAAGGCCAACAAACCATATTATTCCACAAATCTAGAGCCTTCATTCCTCTAGTAAACCAAAGCACTTCACATCTCCCTAAAGGATCGGTGACTCCTGCTCTAGTAAGATATGCATCACCATCTACATCATTAAAGCCCAAGCTAAACCTAGACCAATCACCAGACTTCTTTAGACTTTCTACTCTATCATTAATAGCTTTTATTGCAGAAGAAGACACAACGATACCTTGTTCGCTTTGTAAGCGATTTATATAGGATTTTACTTCGTTTTGTATTCCGTAGAATTTCATCAAACTCCCTCCCAGAAAATATAACGACCAGTTGATCCAGATATGGTATTTACGGAGACATCTCCTTTATATCTATCATCAAAGAATTTTTCTCCTCTAGCGTCGAATTCGGCTGTTCCAGGATATAACATAAAATTAAATGAACTAGCATTACAGCCCAGACCATATTTCACATACAACGGAAAAGTTCCAAAATTCTGACCAAACAATGTAATTCTATTAGAATTGCCAGATACCACTTGAGTGCCGACTCCAGATGAAGAAGTTCCACTAATTAACCCAGTAATATAATTTGACACAGATCCATAGCCAATATCAAAATTAGTAACACTATCTATATCCTTATCTAAATCAGCCTGATATGCTAATGCGCCACCATTATCTTTATCAAAATTAAATGATACAGCGTCATTTCTTCCATAATTAGGATAGAAACCGCTGCCCATATCTACCGCTCTTCCTCCAACATTTTGAATTTCAATAGGAACTACTGCGGAATATAAACCAGTAGACGTTCCTGATCCAGTAAGATAACCAGTAAGATAACCAGATGCTAAGTCTACTCTTTCGTTTGGAGCGTCATAGAAAATCTGAAGTCTATCAGTATTCGTCATCACGCCACTAGTGGTGTAATTAAATTTTAAAGAATTATTTCCTACGCCTGTAATGTATCCACCAGCAGTTGGATCTGCAAAATTATAAATAATTTTATTTTGAGTAACATTGGTAACTAAAAGAAAATTCTCTAAAACTAATCCAGAATATTGAGTAAGCTGAACTATTCCTGAATCTGAGTTAAAATTATAACCTGTAATTAATTTTTTCATATTTTATTATAAAGCGATTGCATATGCGATGGCTAGAATTTTTGCGTTTTCTATCTGTTGATATATATTATATACCCCACTTATTGTTAAATTTCCACTAATATTTATGTTACCACTTATGCTTTGGTCGCCAGTTGTATATACAAGATTGTTAATTCCTGTGATAAAGCCGCTTGGGTTTGAACTAGCATAAAACTGACCAGTTTGAGTATTTAAAACATAAGAACCTGTAGAATTATATAAACTAGTGATTTGGGTTTGAAGATCCCCACTGATACCAGTAACATAAACTTGAGTTGCGTAAGAAGAAAGATCAACCCCAGTGATAAAACCAGAGGGATTTGATGAAGCGTAAAATTGACCAGTTTCTATTTTTAAAACATAACTTCCTGTTTGGCTATTTAATGTAGAGATTTGAGTTTGTAATCCGCCACTAATCGTAGTCACCTCTTCTAAAGAAGCGATAGTATCTAAAGTACTTAAATCACTAGCTCTAGTGGAAATTCCAAATTTAAATTTATCGGAGTGGTCAAAACCAATAATTGCGCCAGAATCATTTATCCCAGTCAAACTAGATCCAGTAACGAAGAATATACCACCATCAACTGCCCCACCAGTCAAATTCAGCATTATATAATTACTTGAAACGTTTGTGTTGGTTGTGTTGATTATTGTTTCAAGACCAGTTACATATAGATTATTAATGTAAACATTATCGTGGAATGTTTTATCCCCAAGGATTGTTTCTGCTCCAGTTGCATTTACATACCTAGATTCAGATTCATTTTTTGTATAATAATTACCAGAAAATGATAAATCGACTCCAGTAATATATCCCGAAGGGTTAGTGTTTAGATAATAGGAGCCTGTTTTATTATTAAGAGCGGTTATTTGATGCTGTAGCCCACCGCTTATTCCTGTAACGTAACCAGTTGGCGCGTATTGGTTTGGATTATTAGATGAATAAAATTGACCAGTTTGGCTGTTCGTGATGAAGTTTCCAGTTTCTGATTTTAATGCGTAAGAACCTGTTTCATTATTTAAAATAGTAATTTGCGCTTGTAAATATCCGCTTACTCCCGTAGCTTCTGGTTGAGCTGTTATGTCACCACTTAATAAAATTCCAGTGCCGTTGACTGTTGGGCGAGAATAGAAATTTTTAATTCCAGAAATATTTTGATTTCCAAAATCATAAACAATATTATTAACTCCTGTAATAAATCCAGATGGATTTGATGAAGCATAAAATGCGCCCGTTTCTGAATGAAGAGTATAAGTTCCTGTTGAATTGATTATACTATTTAAATTAGTATATTGTCCCGAAGTTAAATGATAATATTGATTACTTTGACCACCTTGTAAGCCCAAAAGATAATTATGATCAATGGCATCAATGCCGCCACTAATGTGAGTATTAGCGTGTAAAGTATAACCCTGTGGTGATAAATTTAATAAATTACCACTATTGCCAACCAATATGTTAATATTAGGAATGGGAGATACTTGAACATTGATACTCATTGTGTTTTATTATCAATATTAATTACAGATCCATACATTAGTTTGTCTGGGCAACCATCTAATCTATCGGCAAAAAGATCATAAGAGCTTGGTGCGACATCAAGAAGTAGCGTTTGGTCAGAAGTTAAAGAGATAATGGCTGTCCCACTTCCAGTATTTAATATCTGAGTATTAAATACTGCTTGTAATTCATCATCAAAATCTCTTCGTATTTGACCAGTTAAAGTTATCCCAGAAAGATCATAGGGAGAGCCATCTGTATTGGTAAATGTCAACCCCAAACTAAAACAAGCTCGTTTCTCAACGGAAATATTATACAGCGCAGCACTCATCAAATGCTTTTACACTTATCGTTTAAATTATTTACTTATTGACAAACTTTTCTGGACTCTTTTCAAACTTTTTCGCTAAATTAACAATTCCATTGATTATTTCTGGAGAAACAACGCCAATAGTTCCATAAATTATGGCTTTATATAGCGAAGAAATCTCTAATGAATTAATAACCGTACCTGAGTCAATGATTATCCAAGCCACACCCGATAACATTGAAGCTGCACAAACTTTTTTTAATTGTTGCAAAATTGTCAACTTTACTGGACTAGAAATTAATCTTGTAGCCATTGTTAACGCTCCAATAAAAGGAATGATCCAACCACCATTTATAAATTCTTTTAAGAGAGACTTCTCAGGTTCCATGATAAACATAATTACACAGTGAACACAAAAAAAACCTCATAAAAATATGAGGTTTTTTTAAAAAAATTATTTACTTTTTTAAGGAAACACTAAATATTGTTAGTGCCGTTTCCCCAGTGTCTGATTTTGTAATCTCATCGACTCTTCCGTTCATTCTCGACGCGCAATCCTTTGCCCACCTAAATCCTTCTGAAATTTCGCTAGTGTAGGTTTGAATATAATTGTTTTTGTAGTCATAGACTCGATATAGATTATGTTGTTTTTCGCTCATGTGTTTATAGATTACTGTTTTTAATCAACAAAGTCAAGATTTTTTTCCGCAAGGCTGTTTGAATTTGCAGTTTTTTCTGGATAAAACTCTAAAGCAATATTCCCAACAAATTTAGCATCGTCGCTAATAATCCCAAAAATTAATACAAAATTATGATTAAAATGGCTTTCTTTAATATCCAAGAAATGTTTTTTATTATTTAAAAAAAGTAAATGGACTTTTCCTTCGCTTTGTAGAGTGCAGTTTTCAAAAATTTGATCTTGAAAATGTTTTGTGATGCTGTTTGTGCCGATTATTTTAATTGAACCTTTCATTTTTCCAAATTATTTTTGTTTGATTTTCTAATTCTATTATTTCGCAAATTTTGTCGTATTTTTTTAACCAGTTTATGAAATTTTGTTTTTTATACTTCCTTTGTATTGTAGACTTTATGCTGGTTTTGTCAAATGTTTTTTGGGCTAAGATTAAAATTTCATGGAAATGTTTTATTAAAGATTGCGGTTTAAATTTATTATCACCAATGGCAAACTCTAAAATTAAATGATCTTTTTCTTCTGAAAAAAAAGCATATATTGAGATTTTATAATCTATTTCTGATGTGTAAATAATTGAGTCACTTATTAAAGTATGAAAATATTCTTTAATTTTTGCATTTCGCAATTTAAAAGATTTTAACTCGCAAAAATCATAAGGTTTTGATTTTATGCAGTACTGTAAAAAATAATTATAAAAATCATCATTAGGGGTAATTAGTTGTTTAATTTCGACCATCCTTGATTATTATAATAATAATAGTGTAAATTTAAATATGGGTCAAGGTCAAAATAAAATAGCAAGTAGTTTGTTGGATATCCAGCCGACAGCTGTGCTGGAATTCTTTAGGATATACCCAGATACCGTTAATAAGCCTACCGCTTTTATCCCAATTCATGGCGGATCTATTTTTGGTGGCAATGTAACTTGGCAGTCTATTGAATATATTCCCGTGCCAGTAGAGGGTGAAGGTTTTGAAATCAATGGCAATGGTCAATTATCAAGGCCAAAAATTAGAATTGCCAATAAAGATTATTTAATAAGCAGTTTACTTCAAAATAATTTTGATTTTAAAAATGCTAAAATAGTCAGAAAAAGAACATTCTTAAAATATTTAGATGATGTTAACTTCGAAGGTGGCAATCCTTTTGGACCTCAAGATTTTACGGCAGAAATAAATAACGAAACATTTTTAATTGGCCAAAAAATGGCTGAAAATAAAGTATATGTAGAGTTTGAACTCACTTCGCCGCTTGATTTAGAAAATTTTGAAATCACTAATAGACAAATATTAGCAAAGTATTGTTATTGGATGTATAGAGGCGCAGGCTGTAATTATGTTAATAAACCAATAGAAATGGAAAACGGAGATCCATTTTTAGATGCAAATGGAGATGCTGTAATTCCAGATTCTCCAGAAAATGGATTTTTGACTAATTCTAATTATCAATGGATCGATACTACTACTTATAATCAAAGTGGTATAGCGTATTTAGAAAATCCAAAAGTAATTATCAATAAAAATCCTAATGACAAAGAAAGTTATTCAGGACCGCTAAGAACTTGGTATGTTTCCATTACTGGCGGTAATTTAAATAATCATCCAGAATCAAATCCAACTTATTGGCTAAAAGATGGATGCTCAAAAAAATTAAATGCTTGTAAAAAAAGATTTATTAGTAGCCCCAAAATACAAGGAGAAAGTCTGCCATTTGGAGGCTTTCCTGGAACAGATGGATTCCCTTATGGTTAATATTTGTAAAAATATAAAAGATGCATTAGCGGTAATTAAAAATCACTGCTGTTCAAATCCGTATACTGAAGTATGTGGATTCATAGGCTATGATGAAAGTTTAAAAAAACACATAGTGCAGCTAGAAAAAAATTGCTCCACTGATCCTCAAAACTTTTTTGCTATTGACGCTTTGAAATATTTGCTTTTTAAGCAGAAGTATTTATTTGGCGCAATTTTCCATAGTCATATTATTGGCGACGAAAAAGCTTCTGAGTTCGATATTAAAATGTCAGAAAATTGCTGTATTCCATTTTTGATTTACGGGTTAAACACTGATGAGTTCGAAATTTATCAGCCTAAAAATATCGAATGTGATGTAAAGATACTAAAGAGAATTAAATCCAACATATGACAAATATAATTTTACATGGAATTCTTGCTAAAGAATTTGGCGGAAACTTTAGAATGAAGATACATAAAGCTGCAAATGTTATTAAAGCTATAGATGTCAATAGAAGAACTTTCAACAAAAGAATATTTGAGCTTTCGAGAGAAGGGTTGAATTACACAATGATTGTCGATGGCAAAAAAATTACTGAATTAGAAGAATTAAACATACAAAAAGAACCACAGGAGATTCATTTAGTTCCTTTGATTATGGGATCTGGGGGGGTTGCTTTGGTGACTGCGCTTGGATTTGCAACCTCCGCAGGAACTCTTATAGGTGGTGCTGCTTTTGCTGCGGCAGCAATAAACGCAGTCATTCTTACTGTTGTATCCGTTGGTCTTCAAATGTTATTGGCCCCAAAACCTGATGCTGGTCCAGCAATATCTGCGACTACAAAGGCTTTGTCAGAATCTTTTGCTTTCTCTAATAAAGGAAACGTAGCTGCTCAAGGATCTGCGGTCCCAGTTGGCTATGGACGGCTTAAAGTTGGATCGAAATTAATACAAATGAGCGTAAAATCATTTCCTCAAAATCAAAATGCAACTACCATTATGCGTCAAAATCCTTATTCTTCCCCCAATACAACCGAACAGATTATTGAGACTGTATCTAGTAAATCTTAATAAATAATATGAAACATCTATTAAAGAAATTATCTTTTTCTGGCGGTAAAGGGAAAAAACCCAAACCAAAACCAGCGCAATTAAAGCCTCCCGTTCTTGGCACAATTCAATTAGCCGCTTCATTTAGTTATGTAGAGCTTTTAGATTTAGTGAGTGATGGGCCTATCCTTGGATTAGTCAATGAAAATGGCCTTGTATTATCAAGTAAAGATATGTTGCAGGGTATATATTTAGATGATACAGCTGTCGCTGTGTCTGATGATAAAATTGTTCAAGAAATTCCCAAATTGGGTCTATCGACAGATGTTAAAAGTACGGCTCTCGTAACGACCCTTTCTCAAGTATTCAAGAATATACAAAAATCAAATGTTTATTATCCGCGAAGTATACCGCAAAATTATAAAGCAATTGATTCGTTACTTGAATATGTTGTTTCTGACGGTTGGATGTCGGATACTACTATTAATTATACAGCTTATGATGATATTTATACAGAAAATACAAATTTAACTAAACTAGGCCAAAGATGGTTTTTTGAAAATAAAAATAATCAATTACATACTCTTGCAGATTCTTATTATTGGTCAACTTTTCTTCGTCCAACAAACGAAGCAAGATATACTGGTACTTTAATTCATGACCAATTGCTGAATTTGTTTACTATTTATGACGCAAATACAAACCCCTATGAAAGATCATATCTTAAAAATATATTTGATAATAACTTTTCATCGGGATGGGAAAGCTTACCTAGAGCAACGGTAATCGATAATTTTATAAATCTTATAGAGGGTCCAGGTGGGGATATGAGATATATAATTAAGGTAAATCCAACCGACACGGAACTCTTTTTTAAAGCGGGAGAAGCTATTTCAAAAGACAAAAAATATAAATTTTCCATGTTCAATGTCGGTGGCGATCCTATCGAATTAAGTACAGACGTAAAAATTTATGATTTATTATTGCCGAGAATAGATAGTACTGGCAAGACCACTGGACGCGCAGTGGGATTTAGTGTTGTGTGGATCTATGCTCTCACTCAGTCTTATACTGAGAAGAGGAGGGAAACTAGTGGTAGGCTTGATCTGTCCTACACTGTAGGATATGCGGCTTTCACTATTCCACAATTTGTTATCAATGCATTAGCTAATGTTTCGTATTTAGGTTTAAATGAAATATCAATTCCTATTGAAAATAATAATACAGTTCAAAAATACAATTATACAAATATACTTGCAGAACATAGATTAGGAGAAGAATATCAAACTCCATTCAGATATTTTAATAATGTTTTAATCGATAAAGATTATTCATCACCACTAGTTGGCCCATTTAGGGTAAATTTTTCGGTTCAGAGAATTGTTGAAGATGCAAACATGATTAATGTAGAAGGTTCCACATTAACTACTTCTGATATAGATAATGAAGGAAGTAAAGATAATCAGAGAAAAACAAATTTAAGCTATAGCGAGTGGGACAGAAATATAAATTCATATAACGAAAATGCTATACCCACAACTCATGTTATTAATAATCCAAATGTTACAAGTGTTTTTATTACTATTCAAGTAGATTCTCTTTTGGACACTCTTAGTCAAGACATAAATAATACTAACTTAACTGCTGGCATGAATTACGCCAGTATTCTTAATATACAAGTAGAAACTGGGTCAATAAATGAAAAGGGCGAAGAAGGGAATAAAGTTATTAGAAAATTTAAAATTTTAGCTCTAATACAAAGTTCCACTTATATTGATATAGGTAATCCAGATTTAAATGCATTTAACTCTGCTGATTATAAATTTATTAGTGAATATCCTGGTCAATCCAATACTGGAGCCAATATCTTTCAACCATTTATTTTAAAAGAAATAAGTGATACGGTAGTAAAAAGATATGTTAGAGTCACAAAGCTTTCTGCCGAAACAAATTCCTCCCTATTACAAAAAGAATGCTCTCTTTCAAAAGTAACAGAGATTATTCCACAAAATTTTAGTTATCCAAATTCGGCAATAATCGCTACAAAAATTGATTCTAGGAGTTTTGGCAGCATACCAACAAGGGTATTTGATTGTAAATTAAAAAAAGTTCGTGTTCCAAGCAATTATTATCCTATTCTTTCAAATGGAAAAGATAAAAGATATTATTCATCAGAACTTAGTTTCAATCAAACACAATCATTAGATAAAATAGTTTATGATGGAGACTGGGATGGTGAATTTAAAATAGATCCCAAAACTAATCAATATCTTTTAGAGTGGACAGATAATCCTGCTTGGATTCTTTTAGATTTAATTACAAACTCAAGATATGGTCTTGGTCAATATATGGATGATAGTCAGATTGATATTTTTGATTTATATAAAATAGCTAGATTCTGTGATGCCGTAGATGACTTTGGATATTTTCAAGGAGTTCCAGATGGACAAGGAGGTTTAGAGCCTAGATTCTCTTGTAATATTTTATTTGAAGAAAACACAAAAGTGTTTGACGCTTTGAATGTTATTGCTTCTCTTTTTAGAGGTATTATTTATTATAGTAATTCTCAAATTAATTTTGTTGATGATAGGCCCAAAGATGCAATCGCTTTATTCTCAAATACAAATGTCAAAGATGGTATTTTTAACTATAGTAATTATCGTCGTGACGAACAATTTAATTCTATAGAAGTAGTTTATATTGATAGATTTGAAAATTATTTAACAAAGATTGAATACATTGAAGATGAAGAAGATATTAGAAAGAGGGGCATTTTCAAAAAAACAATAAATGCCAATGGAGTAACTTCAAGAGCAATGGCAAGAAGATTAGGCAAGCATTTGATCTTTCAAACTATTAAAGAAAATCAGAGTGTAAGTTTTTCCACTGGTCTTGAAGCTTTATTCTGTAAGCCTGGAGATTTGATCATAGTCGAAGATGAACTCAAAAATTTAAAAAGTAATTTTGGTAAAGTTTTATCTACTAACACTCAATCTGGATCAATTAGACTAAATGAAAAATTCATTGATGGAGAATTTGATAATAGATTAACTGTTTATACTCCTACTGGATATTCAACTAATGATGAAATTTTAGAGATAGCTAATTTACAAAGATCTAGAGTTCATGGTTCTGGATTTTATTTAAATTCGGGCAATTTACCTTCGACTTATTATACCTACCTTACGGGAGATTATATATTTTCTAAATATACAGATGGGTATGCTGGAGAAGTTGCACCTCCGAAACAAAACCAATATGCTTTCTATACTGGTTCAAATTCAAAATTCTGTTATTTTTCAACAGAATTTACTGGCTGGGTTTTAGCTACAGGCGTTCCTTTCTCTGATAATAATACATATAGTAAGATTATTTTTGGAACTGGTGATTCTGAATTTACTGAAGTTAATAGGGGGAAATATAATATTTATAATACTGCCAGCGGAAATAGAAGAAGCGGTATCGCTGCTGATACTAATTTAGCAAATGCAATTACTGGAGTTAATTCATTATTTAAAGATGTTAGCGGAAGTTTACAACCAACTCACGGATTACTAGATTCAGATATTATCTTAAGCAGCCCGTCCCAGATAACAACATTTAATATTTCAGGAATAGTTCAATATGATTACGGTTGCGAGGCTTTTGTCGATTCTTCTGATATAAATTATTCTCTAGTTCCATTCGTCAAGGAGGGTTCTGTATATAGATTCCAAAGGACACTTTCAGACGATCAACTTTATAAAGTAATTTCAATAAAAGAAGAAAATATTAATGAATATTCTCTTATATGTACTAAATTTGATACTGGCAAATATGCCCTTATTGAAAATGATAAAAGTATTGAATATCAATCAAATACTTATAGTTATACTGTAAGTCAAAAGATTGGAAATATTAATTACCAAGTATTAAGCACACCTAATATCCAGCAATTAACGACGGGTTTGAATGCGTCTAGTCAATTTTATATAAGTGGGAGCTGGAAACAGGTTTTAAATAATCAAGGATATAATGTTAATATTAAAAACTCACAAGGAGTAGTTGAAAGTCAAGTTTTAGTGGCTAATCAAACTGGCGCTATATTCTATGTGGATGGTATCGGTAATTATTCATTCAGAGTAAACGCAATTGGTTCCGTCCCAAATCCCGCCCAAAATAATGCAAATTTTTATACTGACTCGGATTATTCTGAATCTGGCTTATTTTTAATATATGAAGAAGGAAACCTTCTTAATTATGATAGACCTTATTTATCATCAGTAACAATTTTATAAATAAAAAAAATATAGAAAATATTAAATAATGGACCAAATAGATTTTTATAGCGGAATTTATACTTTTAAAGATGAATTCGATAATACCTTAGCTACTATAAATTTTAATTATAATATTTATGATTTTTATAATTATGATTATGTAGTTCCAGATGTGCCAACTGGTTTAGAAAGTGGAAGTGGCGGAAGGGATTGGCATGTATCTCCATATAGTAATAATATTATTTATGAATTTGAACCAATATTTAATTTAAATACTGGTGATTTATCTATTACCGCAACTGGCTACGCTGTTCATCGCGCAAAAGATGTGTCTTTTGTTTTTAATGTAACAGATAGACAATTAAATATTTTAAATTCTCCTAGTGCTTTATTGGAAAATCCATTTGTAAGAAGCGTAGATATTGATATTTTGGATATATCTGGAAATACTGTATATGATAATTATATCACAGGTTCTTTCGACAACTCTTTCACTTTAACCGAGGCAGAAAATACTGGAATATTTGGGGTATATACTAAAAATTTTGGAATTGGAATTTCTACCGTAGGCGAAAACGCAAATATACACTCTAGTAGGTATTACGTTTGTGGTAATCCTTTAGAAATACAATCAATTTATGTTACTGATTCTAGTGGGTTATGGCTTAATGAAAATCCAATTCAACATCAATTTTATGTTCCATACATAACATCTGAAAACGATATAAATAGTCAACTTGTCACAAATAACGCTTTATATCTTCATGAATATAAAGAGTATGTTAGTGGATATTTTGCGGTGATATCTGGATCAGTTCCATTTGCAATTCTTAGCGGAGAATCTTTGAAAATTGATTGGGGTACTGGCCAAATTGATACAATTTTTACTCAAACTGGAGCGAGCGGATTTTCATCAATTTCTGGAGTTAGCGATTTCAATACTTATACAGGCGATGCCTTACTAACATCTTTAATTGATCCTACTGGAATTGATGGACAAACTTATAGTTTCATAACTGGATGTAATTATCCAACTGGGGTAACTGGTGTCTATGATGTAAAATTTTATTATAGTGGAATAGGAAGCACGGGAAATGAGCTTATCAAAACTACTCAATATAGAATCCCAGATGAACTAAAGAGCCAAGGAAAGCCTCAGATTGGAGATTCAGCTACTGGACAAATTAATTTTAATATTGAATTTGAAAATAACTCATTATATACTAATTCAAATAAACTAAGCTTATATCTAAATACTGGAAGTGGTATAGAATTAAATACTGGAAATTTAGTTTCAACTATCCCTATATTAACAAATTTAAAAAATTATTCATTTACCCTTAATGATTCATTAATTAAGCCAAATATTCCACAATGGTTTAAAGTCGCGCCATCTAGCGAAATAACAACTGGATACGCTTGGGAAATTGGACCTTATAATATATATCAGGCCCCCGCTCCCAAAACAAATATTAGTTCAGAATCATTCTCATTATTAAATGGAGACTCAGAAGCTAATATAGATTTCCTTACTGGATCGGTTAAGACTAGTTCTATAACTACTATTGATACTTTATCAAAGGGGGCAAGATATAGTTATGAATATCTTACTCAATTTAGAGATCAATCTGGATGTTATTGCTCTTCCAAGATCCTTATTGTTGATAATACATCGGGAATAGATCTATCAAGAACGGGTTTATCGTTTTCTGAGTATTCAATAAGCGATGATTCGTTTGTTAATTATTCCATTAGCGGAGATAATCAAAATATCTACTTGAATGCTCAGTTAAATACTCCAACTGGAATTTATAAACTTTATAAAACGTCTATCTGATAAGCATTGAAATCTGGATTATTATCTTTTTTGAAATCATTTTTATAAATTGATAGAATTACTTTTTGAGTAGTTCCATCTTTTAATTTTATTTCAATAGTTCCAGAAAGATATTGTCGGTCAGCTTTTGTTTTTTTAATCCAAAAGCCTCCGACTTTTTTGTTACTCCAATTATTTTTTTCCATTTAGAGTCTCTCTCGTCATCTCAATAAAGATGCCTCGACTGTCTTGTGGAATTTTATTATACTGTTTCTTAACTCTCCTATAAACTCTTCGCGTAATAGGATTTGTAATATCTCCAATAGCTTTTCTTAGTTTTTTTGCTGTTCTGTTGTTCATAATTCTGTAATAAATGTTTCTGTATCTTTTATAAAACCCATCTTTTCATAAAAACTCATTACTCCGTGGGAATGGGGGTGTTTCATTACCCTATTCATTGTAACATATTTAAATTTATTTTGTTTAGCAAAATTTATAGCTTCTTTAAATAATTTATAACCCATTTTAGGATTCTTCGATAACCAAAGATATTCAGAAAAAATTCTTTCATTGAATTTCGCATTTTTATCATTAAAAAACATTATAATACAATCGTAATTGTTCCCATTGTGGTTTGCCCATACAAACATATCCCATGCTAAAATATGCTTATTGCCGAAACAGTTTATAATTGTTTCTTTACTGTGTTTTAAAAAATGATGACCTTGATTTTCGTTTTCAAATTCGAAAAGAGTCGAGATGTCCGAAATTAACGATTCGAAATCTTTGGGATCTAAGATTCTTTTAATCATTTTTTATTGATCAAAGGAAGAAGAATTCGGGCTTCTTTAGCTGGAATATCTTCAAATTGTTTCCAGTCTTTAATTCCTTCATAACGATACTTTTCTGATGACCAGAGATCTCTTAAAATGATCCTGAAGCCTTCGAAATCTGCAACACTGTGTTTCTCTCGCAAAGTCTTTTCAAGGATGCCTGTTGGAGTTACAGGGATAATAGAACTGTCGTGTCCAGAAGATTCAACTGATGGCCCGAATGAATTCTTGGATTTATCAATTTCATCTGCTCCGACAATATGAATATTAAGGAAATTACGAACACAACGAACAAATGCTCGATTACATGCTATAGTCTCAAGAAACTTCGCGCAGAAATCATCTGTATTAGCGAGTGTGGCATTGGCTACATCTTCATAACAAACATGAAAGTCAGCAGTATGCTCATAATTAGTAATCCAAGAAATCCTACATTTTGCTACAACATAATTCTCATTAACATGATTAATATCGTATGAAACAGAGTGAAACCCGCGAAGCTTTGCAATTTCCTTGATGCCCCCAAGCATAATAAGAAGTTGATTGTCCTTTAATCCTTCAACAGAAGACGGCGCTTCTTTCTTGCGAATATCAAACCACCCTTTATTTGGATAAAGGAATTCGTCTTTAATCATCTTGCGCCAATTAACTGAACCGTCGTCATTAAACACGTATGATTGAGACTCAATCAGTCCATATTCATTTCTTTTATATTTTTCATGAAACGCTAACGGAGGAATAGAAGATGGTTCTATTTTCTGTGTGATTTCTTCTTCTTGTTTTGATTTAATTTTGCTCATAGATATAAAAGTGTTCTTGCTCTTCCCAGTATTTAGGAGTATCCAACACATTCATTCTTTGGTCAACACTTTTTTCTTTAATTCTACAATGAGCTAAACTTGGATATTCAACACCATTCTCAAAAACTCTTTTGCCAGAAAGAAAAAGATTTTTGGATGAAATGTTTTCTGGTTTTTCTTTATTTTGAGAATAAAAATTTACCGAATGATCAAAATATTTATTTTTTAAATATGAAAAATCCTCTTCTATTTTCGTCATTAATTGCAACTCAATGCCCCAAAGTTTTAAGATTTCAAAATACTTTTCTGGTATTTCTGCAAAACTTTTGTCGATAAAAACTGATATTTTTTTAATATTATGTCTATTTTTTTCCAATCCAGATAGTTGGATGAGCTGATTAGCAACTATACAAACTTTATAATTTTCACAATATTTTATAAAAGCTTCTTGATCATATCCTTCGTCAACCCTTAAAAATAATAGTTCATTTTGATTAATGGGTATTGGAGTGAAAGACGTAGGAACGACTTCGGTAATCCCATTATTGAATAATTCACCAACTTTAATTGTTTTAAAATTTATTCTTTTATTAATTTTTAATAGATCTAAAATAGATTGAGCAATTTGTTCTACTTTTATTTTATTAATTTCTGATTTTGGATCTTGTAAATTTAAACATGGTTTAACATCCCAAATTGGAGCAATATCTTTTTTCTTATCATTTTTTGACCAATAGCCATTACTAATGCTTGGATATGTATTGCCAAATAAATTAACCAACGGGGCGTTTTTGCTACTCACATAATGCGAATAAACATTATCTACCCCAATATGTAATAATGAATTAGATAAGATGTTTGCATACTGCTTAAATGATAACCCACCTAAAACTTTATTAACACCATTTAGAGCGCGACCCTTGCAATCAATTTGAATAATTTTTATATTTTGTTGCTGAAGGATTGGGTTTATTAAATCCAGCATTAAATTAAAATGTTTATAGTTTTTAGATTGTATATTTTCTTCAGAATAAATAGTAATATATTTGTTTTCTGGAATGGGAAAATAATGTTCTGAAATTATTGGTTTTGATATTAAAACTCCTAAATTTTTTGCGTATTCTTCTAAAATATGAGACATATTATTCTGATAATGAAAATTGATGTTTGTTTACCCCGTTATGTAAATAACAGATATTTTTCTGAGTTGTTGTATGGGGATAGAAAGCCATTTCAAAAAATCCTTTATGATCGCCGCCGCCCTCTAGAATTAAAATATTTTCTAATAATTCTGAATATTCCATGCATTTATATATATACGGGTTATCTTCGATAAAATTAAAATATTCTGGTCTAGTGAATATATAGATATTGTATTGGGGATACTGTTTTTTTAAATTTTTCATCAACGAATTAATTAATAAAACATCAGTATCTGATTGTGGGATAATTACTGCAATTCTTTTGCCCTCATCTTTTGAGTCAAACAAAGAGCCAAAATCAATTTTTATATTTTTAGCATTTAATTGTTTTGAAATATTTCTAAAATGTTCGATAATTTGATTACCATTTATTTCATTGCTTTCAATTTTATTTATCCAAAATTTAAATGCGCTTGAGTTGGCATCTACATCTTCATTTGCAAAATTCTTATGTAAATCAATTATGAATTCATGAGCGTTCATGTTTTCTTTTGGATTGTAATTTTCATTTAAAACAATTGGTGTGTTTTCAAAATCATAATCTACAGTAGGCATATTATCAATAATATCCTCTAATTGTTTACCTATAACTTCTATTGAAAAATTATCTATAGCCCACTGGCGAGAAATCTTTTCAATTTCGCGTTTAGTGTTTTGATCCATTTTATAAACATTCTCAATTTCTGAACATATGCTATCAGAATCAGTCGATGCTTTAATGAATTGAGTTCCAGGCTCTCGATATTCGCTCCACTTCAATGGGACTCCCCCGCTCTCTATTGAGCAGTTGTCCTCCCCACAAGAATAATCTGTGACAAGTGTTATTAGTTCTGTTAACTTGGCTTCTTGGATTGGTATTTCTTGACCGCCGCTAGTGAATGGGTGGCAGTATAAATCCATTAAGTTATATATTTCGTTCAGCTGTTTTTCGGAAACCCCTTGACTAACATTGGTTGTATTAACGGATTTTGCAGTATTACATTTTGGGCAATTTTGTTCTTGACCAGTAAATGCCCTTACTTCGTATGAATTGCATTTTGAACAAAAATAAGTTGTCAAAATATCATTTGAATTTATATTCTTTTCTCTCAAAAATTCTGGAATATTCCAACCTTCACTCCAATGGGTGTGTAAAAGTAATTTAGCTTTAACTTGTGGATTTTTATTTTGAAACTTTTTAAATCCATCTAAAATGTTAGGGACTGATTTTCTTAATTGGTTTCTAAATACAAATCCAATTATAAAATTATCTTTTGGTATATTGTTTTTCTCTCTTAGCGCAGACCTTTCTTCATCGCTAAATCTAAAAAAGTTTTTAGTATCCAAAGATCCTCTTAGAGTTTTAATATGATTATATCCAATTTTATTGAATGCTTTTTCTGCAAATGATGCCCAAACAAAATAGTTTTTAATTTTGGGTGCAAAATCAATAGCTTGTTGCAGAATTGGCAAACTATCTAAAGTCGTCCATACCATACAATTGACTTTATTCCACCAAGGCTTTTTATCAAAATCGTTAAAAGCCCAGATATCTTCTATTCCAATGTATACGTCTGGCTTAACTTTTTTGATAATATCGTCAATCATTAATGCCCCATATCCAGCAGATCTTTGCTGTTCTTGATTTAATGATTGTAGTGTTTGGACGGGAGGTAGGGTTCCGTAGCATTCCCACGGAACCGTTTTCGTTATTGGGTCTTGAAAACCAATTCCATTTGCAGCTTCTACTATAGTATATTTTCCAGTAGAAAATAAATAACGTAAAATATTTTTTTTATTTTTACCAAAACCTGTAAAAGCTTTGCAAAAATTAGAATGAATTAATACAGTTTTTTTATTTGTCATTTGCTGCTTGTCTTGCGTAATAAATTTCATTTAATGCAAATTTGAAAAATTGGCACAAAGCATAAGCCTCTGACATCTCTACCCCCATACCAAATTTATTTGCGGAATTTCTAATAATAGAAAATGAAAAAGCTTTTTGTCCATTCTTTTTCGTATAAGGCTTGAAAGATATTGCAGTTTTATTTTCCTCATATGTATGAAAAGCAGAAAATTCTGTATACTGTTCAATGGCGTAAATAAATCCACCTAGTTCGTTCTCGTTTAATTTGAGAGAAATTGATTTTTCTGGATTTTTGGAATTTTCAGAAAATGAGCCATTTTTTGTTTTTTCATTCCAAGAAAATTGCTGAATGGCTGTTATAAAAATTGACGGCTCTTTATTTTTATTGCCAGTTCCTAATTGGAATCCAAAAGCAGATCCAGTATTGCTGGAGTTTGGTTTGTATAATTTCATGCAAGATTATATCAAATTTATTTAAAAAATCTATTAAGCTTTTTGATCTAAAATAGGCTCAGTAAGCGTTTTAAATATAAAGTCTTTATTATCTTTGAAATATTTAATACTCATATATCTATCATAAGAATCGTAAAATTTATCAGATATATTGATAATCATATCAATTCTTTCTGAGCTATAGAGATAAACTTCTTTTAAATAATTAGTCATTAATTCTATTGCTTTTTTAATCAAACTTATTTTATAACATTTTTTATATAGACTAAGAGTATTTGAATTAAATTCAATTTTTAAATTTGAGCAAAATTTTTCTAATAACACGTATTCAAGGTTTTCTGGAACTCCAAGTTCTATAAAAAGCTCGTTTAGATCAAAAAAACAATGAGAACTATAACAATTATCAAAATTAATAAATTTAAATACGCCATTTCTAGAGATAATATTTTTTGCGCTTAAAGATCCATGACATATAAATGTCTTATCCTCGAAAGATTCATCGTATAATACTAATAATTCATTTTTCATATCATCCATTATTTTTTTTAATAAATTAAAATTAGTATAATTTTTAATGGCATTAATACTGTCTTCCGTTAAAAGTTCAGAAATATTTGATGTCTGAAAGTATTCGGATATATTCTGTTTATATGATATATTAATTTTTTTAGAATCTTGCATTAAAGCGTATGTTTTACAAAAACTATTGAAGTTTTCTAGCAAAAATGACCTTCCTAATTCTTCAAGAGATTCTGATTCCTCATATGAAGTAATAATATATCTTAAATCGTCTCCGATTTTAATTGCTCCATCTTTTATATATTTAGGGCAAATTAAATTATTAATTTTATTTAAACAACTGGCTTCATGTTGTATTTTTTTGCAATCTTTATCAAGGGAGATTTT